TGAAAAGAGTGATGGAGACTAGAAAGAAAAGAGATCCTTTTGGAGACTGGGGGTATCCAGACTGGTAGTTCATGCACAGTTTCCCCGTTTGAAAGAGAGGAAAATCTAAATAGATTTAGATAAATTTGATATCTAAGAGGTAAAAAAAACATGGCAAGTCAAGTCTCGCCTGGTGTTATTGTTAGGGAACGTGATTTTTCCAATGCTGTAATTGTAGGAGCTACCGCTATTCGTGGTGCTATTGCTTCTTCATTCCGCACTGGACCAGTAGGCAAAATTGTAAATATCGGTTCTGAAAGAGAACTAATCGATACGTTCGGAACACCAGCTGAGGCAAATGCTGGCGATTGGTTGGTTGCTTCCGAGTTCCTCCGCTATGGCGGAAGACTAGCAGTAGTTCGTGCTGCAACTGGTGTAAAGAACGCAACTCTCTCTGGCACAGGTGTTCTAATCGGTAGCAAAGAAGATTTCGATGCTGGCGTAACTTCCGAGAAGTTCGCTGCTCGTTACGCTGGTGCTGATGGCAACGACCTTCGCGTTGTAATCGTCGATCGCGGTGCGGATTGGGTCATCACCAAAACTGGTCACGGACTATCAGTTGGTGGCACATACACCGACGACGCTTCTGTAGCACACGAAGTATACGCAGTTTATGATGCAAACAGCTTCGCAGTTGTTCAAGGTTCTGCTGCTCCTACTCCCGCTGCTGGTGATACCGCAGTTGCTTGGAGCTACAACGCACAAACAATCGGTTCAACTGGTTTAACTTATAAGGACATTGCTCCTCGTCCTGGCACCTCCACCTTCGCATCTGAGCGTCATCTCTCATATGACGAAGTTCATCTTGCTGTTGTTGATGAAAGCAGCAACACAATCGTTGAAAGATTTACTTATCTTTCAAAACTAACTGATGGTAAGTCAACAGAAGGTGCTTCCACATATTGGAAGGATTATGTTAACGAGTATTCAGGTTATGTTTATGCTGGTGCTGCTCTCAGTTCTGCTGAAGTAACAACAGTTGGAGAAGATCCTGGTGCTACTGCAGCATCTTATGGTGCTACTTCTGCTGCTCCTCTTGCTCTAGCAAGAGTTCTACCTACCGCAGGTGGCGCTCTAACGGGTGGTGTTGATGACTACGCATATACTGCTGGCGAAATTCAAGCAGCATATGACGAGTTCCTAGATACCGAACAGACCACTGTTGATTTTGTTCTCATGGGTGGCGACGCTGCTGATGAGACCGATACAATCGCTAAGGCACAAGCAGTTGCTGCTGTTGCTAATAGCAGAAAGGATTGTATCGCATTCATCTCACCATGGAGCGGTGCTCAAATTGCTACATCTGGTGGATCTGCTCTAACTCCCGCTCAACAACTTGCAAACACGATCGAATTCCACGATAACATTGCTACTAGTTCCTATGTTGTTCTAGATAGCGGTATCAAGTATACCTACGATCGTTTCAACGATAAGTATCGTTACATCGGTTGCAACGGCGATGTTGCTGGTGTTTGTGTTTCAACTTCTGCATCACAAGACGACTGGTTCTCACCAGCAGGTCTAAACCGTGGTGGTATTCAGAATGTTGTGAAGCTCGCTTTCAATCCCAACAAGGCACATAGAGACGAACTCTACACCAGCAGAATTAACCCTGTTGTTTCATTCCCTGGAACTGGTGCTGTTCTATTTGGAGACAAGACCGCTCTTGCTTCACCTAGCGCATTTGATCGTATCAATGTTCGCCGCCTCTTCCTCAATGTTGAGAAGAGAGTTAAGGGTCTCGCTGAAGGTGTTCTCTTTGAACAGAACGATGCTGTTACTCGTTCTAACTTTGTTTCTGCTATCGGTTCATACCTTGGAGAAATCCAAGCTCGTAGAGGTCTAACTGACTATCTAGTTGTTTGCGATAACAGCAACAACACCCCAGAAGTTATTGATAGAAATGAGTTTGTTGCTGAACTCTATCTCAAGCCAACGCGTTCTATCAACTATTTCACAGTCACAGTTACAGCAACTAAGACTGGTGTCAATTTTGATGAAGTCATCGGTAGATGATATTGATAGATAGTATAAAAACAACAAGAGGTAAACACTAATGGCAACGTCAAACGTAACCACATTTCTCAAAACTATCAACCAGGGCATCAAGCCCAACATGTTTATGGTTGATATCAAATTCCCAAATGACTTCGACGGAACAAGCGAAGTAACAGTAGGTCAGGATAAAGTAAATCTTGTAAATATTCTTTGCAAGTCTGCTGCTCTTCCTGGTTCAAACCTAGGCGTTATTGAAGTTCCTTTCCGTGGTAGAACAGTCAAGATCGCTGGTGATCGTACCTTCGATACCTGGACAACCACATTCTTCATCGATGCAAACATGGAAATCCGTGGCATCTTTGAAGATTGGGCAAACTTCATCAACACTCATGAAGCAAACAACGCTCCAAGATTCCTTCCTAACAGCACTTCT